TATCATCATGTCCTTCAGATACTTCTCCGTATGCCATTTTTAGGGGCATGAATAAGCCTGTTCTTAAAACATTAGCAAATTCTTCTCTAGGAATTCTCTGTTTATTAGCATTATGTTGGTCATCTGTCAACAAAAACTTCATCCAAGCAACGTTAGGGTTTAGAGAGATTGAAGCCGAAGCCGCCATCTCATCTATTTCTAACTTATCTACCATTAATTGTACATCTTTTGCTTGTAATGTGATTGTTTTAATCATAATTTAACCTCTTTTATTGCTTACCATTGTCATTTCCAGGCGGTGCACCTGCTTTTGGCTTTGGTTTAGGTGCAGGTTTGGGTGCTGCTGGTTTTGTAGTTGGTTTTCCAGGTGCTCCTGGTACTACTGGAGGTGGTTCTCCTGCTGTTGGTAAATCTAGTCCCAACTCTTTCATCATTTCTTTTTCTTCTACCTTATGATTTAGTTCTTCTGATAAGTCAAATCCATAAGATTCAGCAAATGATTTTCTAGATAAGTTACCAGTATCATATAATTTAGATACACCTTCATAGAATAATCTCAATCCTAATAAGTTTATAGGTTTGAATTTTACTTCAGGTAGTTCTCCTTTAAGATTATTTCTTTCTTTTACTTCATAGAATACTTTATATATAATAGGGAAAAGTTCATCTCTCATTACATTCATTGTACTCTCTGGGGACAGTGTAGCTATCTCTGGGTCAGAAGTAAATGACCGTTCTGTTTCACCAGTGATTAGAATTCTAGGAAATCCTAATGCTAAGATTATATCTTTATTAACTGCATCATATTTCTTATCATTCAATAGTGCTTCTACATCAGGAAATACCCATTTCAATTCTATAGTATGATTAGTAAATAATGTGAATACTCTTTCTACATCACTGGGACTAATTCCTTCTCTCCAATGAAACTTATCTTCCAAATCATCTAGAACATCTTGTTGGTCTTCTGTCAATGGAAATTCATCACTTCCAGCTTTTACATGCAAGATAGCACTAATAACTCTAGATGCAATTGAATAGTCCATTCTTCTAAGATTTCTCTTATGTTTATAAGATTCCAATCCTGGGTATAAATAAGGGATTGGATATTCAGAATCAGCTAACATAGTTGATTTTACAATAAGAGGATTATCAAGTAGTATTTTTGTTTCCCCTTGTGTTATTTTAGCTACAAATTCTGGGTACAATTTTACAATTTCTTGATATAATGCAATATCTTTAGAACCATCATCGTATGTACCGCCCGTTTTCAAAAAGTTTATTACTTCATCAGGAACTATCAAGAAGTAAGATTCTTCATCAGTAATAAAAGGTCTTTTTATTACTATATCTTGTGCATTTCTTAACCACATACTGGTAGGATAAAGCAAATTATCTAGTCTTTGAATTCCCTTTTCTCTCAATTGTTTTCTATTTAAATTTGTTAAGGTTATTTCTGGAACTACTAATCCAGTAGTCAAGAACTCCAAAGCAGCCTTTCTTAAAAATCGTACAATGTCTTTCTTTAGAGATTCATATATCTGGTAATCAGTTTTGGGGATACTATTTTCTGGAACAATAATATCATTAATAGCTAGACTAACCATCTTTGTTACCACAGTAGTAGCAATAGGTTCATGTCTAAAGAAAAATCTACAATCCTTTACAATCTTAACAAAGGTGCTATGGTCTTCAAAGGAAAGTTTATCTACTTGATTGGAACCCCATACACCTACATCACTTGGGTAACTAGACTGTGGCATAAAAAATGTTGCTAATGCTGTCTTTGCTAGTCTATTACTTTTATTATTGTCCATAGTATTCTCCATGTTATTTTAAACTACCCATCTACTTTTAGCTAATCGTTTCTGTTCTTTAGAAAATAGCAATCCTATAACTAACATATAGTATGCCATCATAGCACATAACATAGCTGCTGTATTATGGTCTTCCCCTCGTTTACCACCTTTGGGAGTAAGAGTTTTATATACAACTTCTCCTGTAGGTGTTTTAGTATATGTCATTCTCTCAAGTTCTGTTATCAATTCAAAATCTGTTGAGGAATATATAATTTTATGTGTATTAGTATACTCTTGAAGTAATGATACACTATGAGGTTTGACTTTTACTTTTATTTCCTCTCCTTCTGAGTTTTCGCCTAGACTTATCCAAGCACCAAAGGAAACTGGAAATAATCTTTTAGCATAATTTTTATGAACATAGTTATCATCTTCCAATAGATGTTGTACTAATCCTTTTTCATTACCAACATCTACACCGATAACTTCTGGTCTTCCAAATTTAGTATCTAGATAGTCAATTATTTTTTCTTGAACTGGATATGCAACTTTATAAAAATTAATTCTAGCATGTTCTTTCATTATACCATTTTTCTCATAAAGTATCATGATTGAAGTGGGTTCCGTATATCCTAAGTCAATCCCCATTACTGCTAAATCATGTGGAGGAAGGGGTGGGATGAGTGCCATACGATTTATAATTTCTGTATAAGTATGGTCTATACCAGACATACTAAGTTTATAAGTAGCATATTCAGCTATATTCATTAATCTTCTATCAAATACTGCGAAGGTTGGAGAACCATGTCTCCCCAAAACAATGTGAATATAGTCTTCACTATCAGGCCCTCCATATTGTTTTATATTCTTCGCTTCATCTTCTTCTGTATATCTTGGATTTTCATGAGCAGATGTTCTATGATGAGAATATTCTTCCATAATCTCATCAGCTAAATAGATAACACAATTCTCTCTTAGTCCTGTAGGAACACCTGATACCCATAATTTGAATCCATCTGCCCATGTATTTAGAACAGGTTGTAATTCTAACCAAGTTCCCCAAGGATAGTATCCAGATTCATCCAAGATAATTATTGGTGTGTGAGTACCAATTACATTTGCACCTGTACCCGATTGTCCAGCAATTCTACATAACAATTGTGCATTATTCAACAATGTAATTGAATAACTAGACGAATTAATTCCTCGTTTTGGCTCTATAAAATTTTTTAGAAGTGTATTGCTTCTTAAATATTTTATTAGATTTGTAAATACAGGTTCTAAGTGAACCTTGTTTGGAACTGTATATAGGATATATTCATTTGGAAAGAAATTATTTACAAGTATCCATAAGATATAATCTGTTAGAGTTACAGTTTTACCTACTGCTCTACCACAACAGAGAGATACATAGTGGCTAAAGTCACATAAATATTCTTTCTGATAACCAGAATACTCAAATTTTTTAGTTGAATACGCTGGTGTATCCAGATTTCTATAGAACTCACCAAACAGAACTGGATGTTTTAAAATTTCGTATAGATGCCACTCTTCAGGAGTTATTTTCTCTTGTAATGCCATTTTCTTTCCCATCAAACGGTTCTGTAAATTTTTCCTTGCCTGGAATTCCACCCCATTTCAAAAAATATCTATATTTTGCTGCATCAAATTTACCATGGTGCATCTTTTGTTCAAGCATAGTAAAATTTTTCAAAGTAGCACTTCCAACATGTTTTACTTTACAACCATCTACTGATTTTATATCATATCCTTTTAATTTCATTCTATAATGATAATCATTATCTTCAAAGTAGGCATAAAAGGGGGATATGCCCTCATCAAAATGTCCTACATCTTCAAGTATCTTTCTAGGAAACTGTATTAGAGAGAAGGATGTTGAACCAATTGCAGGATAAACCGCAAAATTTTCGTCATAACCACTCATAAGTTTTTCAAGAGAATCTTCATAAAATTCTATATCATCATTACAAAAAATGATATGGTCTTTTACATTATCAATGAACCAGTTCCAACTTCTAGCTACTCCTAAATTATATTTTACTTTTGCTACAAAAACTTTATATCCAAATTCTTTGGGTACTGTATTCAAATCTAAATCCATTCCATTATCAATTATATAATAAGCTGTTGGTTTTAGTGTTCCAGCTTCTGCTGATTCCAAGCATTTTATTAATAAATCATATCTATTTAGTGTTGGTATACATAAATTAAATTCCATGTGCTTTAATCCTTTCCATTATTTCGTCTGTCTTATCCTCATACAAGGTTAAACAATTTTTATTGCATTGGTCTGTACAACAGTGGTCACATTCATCTATGGCATAGATACAGGTAAAATGTGTTGTATTTATTGCTGGTATACTACCATAAAAAGTTATGTATGGTATCTTTAATGCTCCTGCCAATGCCGATAGACCACTATCATACCCAATGTAAAGAGCTGCTTCGGACATCTTATCTAGCAACTGTGGCATTGGTAAATCTTCTAATATGTAATGAGAACTCCATATTTGTCCTGCTGATATTTTATTTGTACAATCTTTAAATCCATTATTTCTTAAATATACTACTGTATATCCACTCTCCATTAATCGTCTGGATAAGTTAGTAAGATATCTATAACCTCTTCTAGAAGGCCATCCTGCTTGGTCATTCATTATTACAAGTTTAGGAACAGTTTTTCTAGGTATATATAAATTAGGTTGGACATCTTCTCTATCTATCCATAGTCCTGTAATATCATAAAATACTCTTTGTGGATAATAAAATTTGTAAGTATCTACAGTATTAGCATTGAAATAACAATCTTTCCCTATATTTTCTTCTGTTACATATGGATTATTATTCCAAAATAATTCACTAAGTTTATTTCTTATTTTAGTTTTTTCACCAAAGATATGAAAATAAGCCTCTGGTATACCTGTCATAATTATATGGTCGCCAAGGGAACCCCAAAGACTTAGTATCATTGTCTAAGATAATTGTAGTAACAAAGCATTTCTTTAGTTATTATAAATCTATCTTTATGTTGATTATATAGAGTACTAAAAAAAGCACCATCGGCGCAGTAATTGAAATTTTCCCATTTTAAATCTCCTATTAAATCTCTTGGAATTAGAAATTGAGCAGTATCAATATGACATGGAACTATTCTATCTGGCTGTGGAATTAGTCTTGGTATTCCTATCTTGTGTACCTGCGAAAAGATTAACGCTTTATTAGAGTTTTGTAATATCTTAGTAGCACGAATAAACAAATTTGAGTGCACAATATTATCATCGTCTAAAAAGTAAACATATCTATCACAGTCTACATGGTCTAGTGCTACATTTCTTTGTGGATTCCCTGATAAACCTTTGTCATCACTTGGGTATGATATGTATTTTGTACAAAGACAATCTCCAGCCTCAAGTAGTGAATCTCCATCTTCAACTATAATCCAATCCCATTCAACATCTTTAGTTACACTTGCCATAATGGAATTGTGCATTAGTTTTATATTATATGGTCTTGTCAACGGTGTTATAAAGGTTACTTTCATAAATCTTTTATCCAAAAATTATTAAATATTATTCTATTAAGTTTTTTATATCCTTTATCTATTAGATAATTATTTTGTTCTCCAATATCTTCCCAATTTTCTATACAGATTGATTTAACCTTCCATCTATCTAAGTCTATTCCTTTCAGCACTTCCATTTCCCACCCCTCTACATCTATAGATAGTATATCCACATGGTCTACTTTTGCTACTGATTCTAAGAAGTAATCTAAAGTTACCATTTTCACTTTCACTATTTCTTTTATAGATATACCTATATAATTAGTAAGTCCTGTCCACGATTGTTCATCTTCTTCATGATATATATAAAAATCTACGTTATCTTTATTTTCTGCACCAATAGCTAATTGATGAAAATGTTTTCTATCTATTAACTTATTTATGCAGTGTGGGTTAGGTTCTACACAAAATACTTCCCACCCATTTACCTCTAAAAGTAAACTATTACTTCTATGGTTGCTATGAGCACCTATATCTATCATAATACCTTTAAAATCCTTATCAAATAAAGTTAAAAGATATTCAGCAGCACCTTCTGTAAAATAATTATCTGGTAAAGAAATCGTTGATAACATGTCTCCTATCCTTTCTATATCCATAATTCTTTAAATATTCTTCTATATTTGGGTTATTAAAATTATTCTCAATAACTAATAATTTAGGTTGACATTCTTCAATATTAAATCCTTTTAATACATCTAATTCTGTTCCTTCTGTATCTATAGATACAAAATCTAAGGGAGATGGGAAATCTTTTAGACAAAAATCTAATGTTCTTACGTTTACTTTAATTGTATATTTTTTAGAGACATTATTTTGTTTCATTAATTCATTATCTAGATACAAAGCACTTACGGCTGTCTCATCTCCAGTACATATATCAAAATTTATACCGTCTGCATTGAAATCTGATACAGCAAAATTCAAAGCAAAGGTTCTGTTTCTTTTTAATTGTTCAAACAGATTAGGATTAGGTTCTATGCACAAACATATCCAACCTTTTTGTTCAAAATGTAATGTGTTTGATGCTGCTATCCCGTGTGCTGCTCCTACCTCAACAGCTATCCCTACAATCTGGTTAGGAAAATACTCTTCTATAATTTTATCTGTAGGAGGGTCAAACTGTCCATAGTATGTCATTTGTTTTCGTATGTCTTTTCTATGATTCTATCATCTGGATAATCTAATACTTTGTTTATAGAAGATATTAAAGAATTTCTTTTTGCATTATAACGTTGTGATTTTTCACCAGCAATTACACGTTCTTCATCAGAAAGATTTTCTTTTAACATATTTTCTTGTGCCAGAAAACATTTTATATCTGCGGTAATCAAGGCATCTATTAATTCTCCAGGAGTTCTGTCAGTAACTTTACGATACTGGGTAATATAAATTCTTTTCACCCAAGTTAAAAATTGTTCTGTTGTTAAATCGCTTTTAGACCTATTACATATTTCACAACAACTTACACAATTTTCAACTGAATATCCTTTTTTATTATCAACTCTATCTATACCATTCCAAAGTATAGGAGTTTCAAAAAATCTTCCTTTATAATAATTAAAAGAATGTGATGATTCTATACCACAGTAACAACAACTTCCTTTTATTAGTTTAATAAAATCTTCTTTATTAAGATTAAAATCTATACTACGTAATTTTGCTTTCATTTTATATCCATTATATATTATAGAAGTTGCTGTATCAAAATCATTGTAGTATTTTCTATTCTTATTTAAATTTTTTCCACGCATACATCCACAACCTTTAGTATTTCCTGAAGACAAGCTACCAGTAGGTACGATTACAGTATTACCACAGTCACATTCACACAGCCAACATCTTTTATGTTCTTTGTCAGTATGGTGGTAGGCTATTACTTTTAATTTTCCAAACTTTTTTCCAATTAAATTCTTTTTCATGGCAGTACTTCCTCTAAAGGAGTTGCTTTTATTTTATCTTTTTCCATATAATATATCATAGGTAGGGGCATAGTAACTATAAAAGCACCTCCATCCATTAAAAACTTTATATTTTTATTTATAAAAGTATCAAGAAAGTGCCAGGGCAATAGAAGCAGTAAATCTGGATATTCTTTAAAAACATCTTCTTCTGAAATTATTGGAATTTCAGTTCCTACCGTAACTTTGCCAAACTTATCTTTATTTAATTCTCCTATTGCTTTAAGTAGATTTTTATTTATTCCAAAATATTGCAATACTACATTCCCCTTTGTTGATGCTCCCAATCCATATATTACAAGTCCTCCATCTCTGCTTCTTTGTAGAAATTCTAAAACAATATGTTTTACATTCTTTATTCTAGCTGAAAATGCCTTCATAGAACCCTCAGCACTATCTAGATAAATTCTTTCACCCATTATAGATGGTGTAACACTTTTTTCAATTGGAAATGTAGAAAGTTTACTAGCAAATATTCTAATACTTCCACCATTTACTTGATTATAAGATACTCTAAAAACAGTAAGGTTATGCTTATAGAATAAATCTACTATATCTGCTAATTTATAATACTCTAGATGTTCATGACAGATATTATCAAAGGCATTAATTTTCAGCATAGATGCTAAATCTGTAAATTGAACAACAAAAATTCCATCATCTGCTATGATTTTATCTATATCATCCATGAACTTATTTGGGTCTGGTAAGTCATAGAACATAGCTATGGCTGTAATAACTTTAGCCTTTCCCAACGTAACAGGATAATTGTCTTGAAAGTAATCATTGATAAAGAAATCACAATGAGATTTAGCTTTATCTGCTAAGTTCAAGGCAGGGTCAAATCCAACCTTTAATGAATTTTGGTTTTTATACAGAGTAAATAATGTACCATCATTACACCCAATGTCTACTAATACATCATCATCCTTTATTTCTACTGTACTTTCAATTTCTGTAACAATCTCTTGTAGAGATGATACCATTGATGGATTGATAGCGGACTGATAGAAATAAGTTCTATACATATTATCTAGCGGAACATTATATTTCTCTTGAACAAGATGACAATTTTCACATTCTACCAGAGATAGTGGAATTGGTTTTCCTTCAGTCTTATCTACAAATCCAGATGGATATATATCTCCTAAACTAAAAACATTTTTCAAACTTCCTTTACAAATCCTGCATGATTCTTGCACCGTGTAATCCATACCTTATTCCTCCATTGGTATTACTATATCTAAACCAAATTCTGTTGAGTGAAATCTTTGTAATGCATTTTCTAATAAAGTATCAAATAAATAATGTCCTGATTCTGAGAAAAATCCAGATGGTATAAGTGCATTTACATATATGCCACTAGCAGTGGCTGGTAAATATACAATTGTATCATCAGGTTTTCTAGCAATAACAGTTATAGATGAATATAATGATAAATTTGCTGGAGATTCTATTTCAGTTAATTCATCAATCTCATTAACTTGAACTTCCAAGAGATGCCCATAATCTGTTCTGAATATATGTACATGGCTCATATTTTTACAATCCTTTTTATTTTTGAATTTATATTAACCACTTCATCTACAGTTGTATCTACTCTTGTAATAAATGCTGCATGTGTGGCAATTGTTGTATTGAATTTTATTTCTTTATTTATAACAGTTCTAAATTGTATCTTGGTATTTATTACTGTCTTACATTCTATCTTATGGATTACATGTGGAACTGTACCTGCTAGATAAGCGTGTGCAGAACTTTTTACTCCTACTACACCATACATGTAAGCATGAGCAGAAGTTACATTAGCTGCAAATCCTACTACATAAGCATGTATAAAGGTACTTGCAACTGCATATCCAGCTACAAATGCTGGCACTTGACTAGTTACAATTATACCACCATTTAGGTAAGCATGAATATTTGAATTTATTAAAGTTTTTCCAGATAAATAAGCACTTTTTGTAGAATTAATGCTCGATTTACCAGATAAATACGCAGATTTTGAAGAAATACTACTGATTTTTCCTGCTAAGTAGGCATGTTTACTGCTACTAGTAGTTGATTGCCCACGTAGATAGGCTGACTTTGATGTAATTGGTAAAGATTTACCTGCTAAGTAAGCAGATTTAGAACTACTTGCAGTATCTTTACCTTTTAAGTATGCTGATTTATTAGAAGATACTAATGTTTTACCAGCTAAGTAAGCATGTTTGGTTGAACGTACAATACCACTGATAAATGCTGGTTTACTTGTTACACCAAACGCTTGACCACGTAGATAAGCTAATACTGATGTTCTATTTGCAGAATAACCTACTATATAAGCATGTACAACTGTCTGTACAACTGCATTTGTAGACATAAATGCATGTTTATAAGTAGATACACTTATTTTACCTGATATGTATGCAGATTTGCTAGAAGAAACTAGACTCTTGCCACTAATAAATGCAGATTTACTTGTTACACTGCTAGACTGTCCTTTGATATAGGCATGGGCTATAGATTGTGTGGCAATCTTGCCCACTAAGTAAGCATGTTTACTATCTACAGTAAATGTTTTTCCTGATATATAAGCTGACTTTGATATAGATACTCTCAAACCACCAGCTAAGTAGGCAAATTTACTAGATACACTATAATCCTTACCCTTGGTATAAGCATGTGCTATACTTACATTGGCGGCGTAACCAGCTATATAGGCTGCTTTCGATGTAGTTACAGAAATTTGACCACGTATATAAGCTGGTTTATTAGATACTACTTTGATTCCACCAGCAAGGTAAGCATGGATGGAAGCTATTCCTGTTGATTGCCCCTTTAGATAAGCAGCCTTAGAAGAAGTACTAGTAGACCATCCCACTAAATAAGCTGATTTAGATGTAGTACTATCTGATTGTCCTCTTAGATATGCAGCTTTACTTGTTACAATTTTTATTCCACCAACCAAGTAAGCTGGTTTAGAGATTACTGCAAATGCTTGACCTTTTATGTATACTGGTTTAGAAGTTACAGTAAAGGTTTGTCCACGTAAATATGCGTCAGCAGCACTACTGATTGTACTTATTCCAGCAAGATAGGCATGGGTACTTGTAGTAGAAACTATTCCACCAACTAAGTATGCATGAACAGAACCTATAGCACTAATTGGGCCTGATAAGTAAGCATGAACACTTGTAACTGCTGTCTTCCCAGGTTTTCCTGGGATAATAAATGTAATATAAGTAACTACAGAATCAATATCTCCAGCACCTTGAATATATGCAGAAACTTGAGATGATGTTTCTGTTCCTACTAAAGCGCCTTGAATATATGCAGAAATACTGGTACTTATTATAGTACTGCCACGTAGATAGGCTGATTTACTTGATATACTTGCAGACTGTCCTTTTAAATATGCAGATTTATTTGTACTGCCCGTGACCTGTCCTCTCATATATGCAGATTTATTATTTACTGCTGTAGATGTTCCTCGTATATATGCAGGATGGTTAGTAATACCATAACTTTGTCCAGATAAGTATGCGGATTTACTAGTTATTGCTGTATTTTTACCAGATATATATGCTGATTTATTTGAAACCGCTGTATTCTTACCTTTTACATAAGCCGATTTATTTGAAACAGTTGTAGATAAACCTTTCAAATAGGCAAATTTAGAAGTTATTCCTGAACCACTCCCACCTAAAAGATAGGCTGATTTGTTTGTATTACCAGATGTACTTCCTTTCAAATAAGCAGAGTTTTGTGTAACCTCTATAGAACTGCCTTTTAGATAAGCAGATTTGCTTGAAGTAGAAGTGATTCCACCTCTTACATAAGCGGAATTACTAGTTATTGCAGTACTAGTGCCCTTTAGATATGCTGATTTGCTTGATTCACTTGTTGACGAACCTTTTAGATACGCGGCCTTACTAGATGGTGTAGGTATAATACCACCACATAGATAGGCAGATTTACTCGTTACTGCCGTAGAAATACCAGCAGTATAGCCAGATTTACTACTGGCAACTGCCGTATCATTTAGCTGAAGTAGAACAAGTTCGCCAACAGGCATCTAATCCTCCTAGATAGCCCAAATCTCATAACTTATGGCACCCCTAGCATCATCGGTAGTAGTGTTGTTGGGACCCCCATACTTTAGACCTGTGGAAGCCACAACTGTCTCAACTCCGTAAGCTGCATCCCATGTGTAACTACCGCTAGGAGTAAGACCTGTTACGATTGCCTCGCTTTCTAATGTAAGTAGTGCTGTGGCTACCGCAGTAGTCTTTAGACCACCAATAGGAGCTGTTCTAGCTCTAACTGTTGAGCCATCTAGTACCCCAAATAGTACTTGTGGAAATGTAGTGGCACCATGCACAGGGCATCTAATTCTAACTAACACATTACCAGAACTAGGGGCTGTAAACGTGATACGTAGATTAGTAGTATCAAAAGCTGTCATAGCTAAAGCAGAAGTCGTGACTTTAGATACAGCACTAGCAGGGTCATATAGCTTAGCACCTAGAATATTAGGACAAGTCCATAACTCGTACTGGAAACCACCCCAAGCATTGTTAGCAGTTATATCATCAGGTCCACCATAATGAATATTAGTTGAAGCTAGTAATATTTCTACTCCATAAGCCGCATCCCACGTATGGCTTCCCGATGATACATCAGGAACAACAAATAAGGCTTCTTGAGTAACGTTAGTCGTAGCCAATACCGTACCAGGCATACCACCCATAGGGGCTATACGTGCAACAACAGTAGTGCTTTCCAGAATACCAAGCAGAATAGTTGGAAAGGTAGTAGCACCCGATAGATTAGTACGCATCCTACATAAAACATAGCCATTGCTTGGAGCAGTGAATGTTAGTCTAAGATTAGTGGTGTCAAATGCGGTCATAACTAGACGAGATGCAGTAGATTTTGAGACAGCACCAGAAGGGTCGTAATTCATACCAGCAATAAGTGACATAATAATTCTCCTAAGTTACTCCAATAATGGTTACTCGTACACGAAGATCCATGTAGTCTGTGATTAGAACTATTTCTCCTGGTGTAAGCTGATAAGTGTATTCAGCAACATCATCGGTCAATACATGAGAGTCCGTTGCAATTACCGTAGAACCTTGCTTTACTTCACACTTTAGCGTTATGGAATAGGTACCAGCCTTACGATATGCTCTCCACTTTAGATAATGGTTTCCTAAAGTAATAGTAGATGGTAGTGTTAGTTTGACTTCAAAATACTTGCCTACTTCTGCATTGTCGTACCAGGCATAGCTAGAGTCACTTTGATCAGCTAAAGATGGATATAATTCAGAACCGTCTAGCTCATTCTTCCAACTATCAGTATAGGTATCACTAATAGGAACCAAGAATTGACCAGTACCTTCAAGATATACGGTCTTGGATGATACTATCTGTCCTTGAATAAATGCAGTAGTACCAGTCTGGCTAGTATTCTTACCAACCAAATAAACTCTAGCGGAGCTACTATTAGCAGAATAGCCTTTGAGATAAGCTGGTTTAGCAATCTGTGCAACGCCCCGCGTTGCCATATAAGACGGTATAGAATTAACTGTAGTTAGTTGCCCTTTTAGGTAACCTAGTACAACACTTTCACTAGTATTGGCACCTTTAGCAAATGCTGAAACCGATACTAATAGTGAAAACTTCCCATGAATAAATGTAGCATGGGAACTCGTCACTATAATGCCACCAGTGACAAATACTGAAATTCTATTTACTGTGAAGGATTGTCCTTTGATGTATGCAAACTTTGAAGTTTGAGTTTGAGTTTGACCCCGGAGGTATCCTGGGCAACTGTCAATACCAAACGCTTTACCTTGTAAGTATGATGATTGATGGTCCTGATTTTGTGAGCAACCAGAAATATAACTGTGTAGAACCGATACTCCAAAAGCCAACCCACTCGTGAAGGCTTGCTTACTTGCTTGTCCATAATTAAGACCTCCTAAGTAAGCAGATTTTGAGGTAGATGAAGTAACTCCACCATGTAGAAAAGCCTTAGTGGTTGCTGTAATACCACCACAAATATAGGCTGGTTTAGATACTGTTACACAACCTTTTGTATATGCAGACTTATTGGAGCTAGTGAGAACTTTACCATTCACGTAGGAACTGGTAAGATTTGTGGCAGTATCCTTACCTTTGAGATAGACAGCTTTTGTTGATTGTGTAGAACTGAAACCACATAAATAGCTTGGTTTACCAGAAAGAGTAGTATTCCATCCCTTTATATAGACAAACTTAGAGCTAACAAGATTTATTCCACCTTTTAGATAAGCTCCCTTACTAGAAACTACACCTCCAATAATGTATGCAGGCCTAGAAGATGTTATCTTGATGCCACCAGATAGATATATGAACTGGTTGTCATATACAACCTGACTACCAGTTATCAAAGCTGGTACTAAACTGGATGCTTCAGATGATGAGGGCTTACCATTTATATACGAATGTACAATAGCTTGTGTGACGCTTGAGCCACACAAATAAGCTTGTGCAACATCTTCTCCAATAAATGAGCCACGAAGGTAAGCTAATTTATTTTCTACAAGAGTATTCTTGCCCTTTGTATATACAGGTTGATTGTCCAGCTCAGTATTCCAGCCATGTAAATAAGCCGACTTGTTATTTACACCTGTAACACCACCATGCAAATAGACTACCTTGCTTGTTTGCCCTGGGGTTGATCCTCTAAGGTATCCAGCATGTGACGCATTGATCTGTGAAGCACCCACAACATAAACAGATTGGCTTCTATTAGAGCTGCTTTGACCATGGAGATTAGTAGGTATGTTGGAGCTAACTCTAATGCCTCCACATAAGAACGCAGTTGTTGTAGTAGTGCTTCCATTTTGTCCTCTTATGTAGGTAGGTTTATTATTTACAGTAGTTGATATGCCACGAAGATATACTGTATGCTGAGATAGTAAGTTGATAGAACCACGCAAGAAGCTCCACACCGTGGAGGTAATTTGACCTTTGATAAAAGCTGATTTACTACCGATTGTTATCGCCCAACCTCTTAGGAAAGCAATAACACCAGATTGATTAGAAATATAGGCATTAGTATAGGCACTCTTAGATGATTGTATATGGTCATCTACAGCCATAAATGCTGATTTAGATGTTAGGGTATTAGACTTCCCACCTAACATTGCCTGATGAGATGTAAGGGTTGTATCCTTTCCCATTAAGAAAACAGACTTATTACTTATATGGGAACTTTGTCCATGTAAATAACTTTGTAGATTGCCCGTACTAGAAGTCTGTCCACGCAAATATGCAGACTTATTTGAGGTCTGGATAATACCGCCGCGTAGTAATGCTGGCGAGTTGCTAGAAGATTGAATACCACCTTTTAGGAACGATGGTTTAGAACTAGACACTAATATTCCACCCTGTAACCAAGCGTTTTGGGCTGATAACGCTTGATTTGAGCCACACAACCAAGCGTTTTTGGAACCTGTTACTACAATACCACCAGATATAAATACAGACTTAGAGGTTACTAGACCACCAACAAGGAATACAGCCTCGTTATCTTGAGTAAGTAATCTACCTCTAATATATGATGATCTAGATACAAGCGTGCTATCTTTACCTCTGATATAAGCATATTGGCTTGAAGGTATGCCTATCTGCCCTCTTAGATAGGAGGACTTTGAACCAGTGGATGTGATACCACCTTTAGTAAATACTGTTTTACTTGAAGTCGATACGATACTACCCTTCAAGAAACCATGAGCAAGAGATGTAGTCTTAGTGCCTGGTTTACCAGGAGTTATAAAGGATACACGGCCAATAGCAGGATCAACCTCACCAATGAGTAGTCCTTCAAGGTATGCAAAATGAGAACCCTGAGCTATAGATAAACCCTTGGTATAGGCAGATTTATTCCCTATAAGAACTGCATTTCCTTTGAGATATGCAGACTTGCTTGATGGCGAAGGAGTGATACTACCTTTTAGGTAAGCTGCATGTGAACCAAGGTAATCTACAACACGCCCTTTGAGATATGATGCCTTACTAGAAGTAACTCCTATTCTACCTTTTAGATAAGAAGCATGGGAGGCTGTAGAAGTACTACTACCTTTGAGGTAAGAAGCCTTATTTGCTACTGTAGTATTTCTACCCTTGAGATAAACTGTTTTGCTTGAGGGAGTTGCAGCAGTACCACCTTTGAGGTAGGCTGTTTTACTACTTGGTGTTGCAGAATTAGCACCTTTTAGATATGCAGTTTTACTAGATGGAGTTACATAGAAGTAAAGAGCATTGGTAAACTCTACCCAAGGACAATAATCATCAGTACCAGTATCATTGTCTACAAGGTCATTGGCACCTGTATCTCCAATACGCATACTACTGTTATGCCCATCAGCACCAGAAGATGCGGGGTCTCCTGACATACCTATTTCAATTACAAGTCTATCTCCTGCTGCAACTGTTCTAGCTGTAGTAGCTGCAATAGCATGTGAACGGTTGACTAAGGTAATGGCTGCTTCAGTATCATCAAGAGTAATAGTTGTAGATAGTAAATCTTGGAAGGTAGAACCATTCCATGAGCGAATACTAATCGAAGTGAATAGATTATTATCTATATCTGTTTGAGAAGCACATATGACAAACTTTACTGCTTGAGCTGCAATAGTCTGTGCTGATAGTGGTTCAGATACATATTGACGATAAAGAATATCTTGAAGAGTCTTATTGCTATCACCACTAAGAGAAACAGTGGTCATTGATGTGCTTGTCTTACGTTTGAATATTGGTAGACGAGCACCTAGAGTCTGATTCTCCCAACCTGCATTATAGGCAGGAGAGGCAGGAGCAGAACCACTAGAAGGAAGATAAAGTCTATATGCCACTAGGTGATCCCCATCATAGTGACACGAATACGAAGGTCATCCCAATCAGTGATGTTAGCTATTTCATCTGATGTAAGTTGATGGCTATATTCAATAATACTTCCAGAAGTAGTTTGAGTATCAAAGCATATAGAGGTATCTAAACCTTGTCGTAACTCAAACTTTAGATTAGCTTGGACTGTACCATCCTTGCGATATATTCTAAAGCGTAGATAGTAGTTGCCAGCTTCAAGTGGAGTAGGAACATCAAGTAGAACTTCAAAGTAATCTCCTGTCTGAACATTGTCTTTCCAAATATAAGTCGAATCACTACTATCAGCTAAAGATGGATAAAGTGTTGTTCCAGATGCTTCGTTTATAAATCCATCTATTGTTATATCTTGAACTGGAAGTAACTCTTGCCCGGTTCCTCTTAGGTAAGCATAATGGAAAGTATCTGTATCAGCACTTGGTGACCAACCTTCAATATAAGCAGAGTGATTAGTAAGACCAATATTCCAACCTTTTAGATATACAGCTTTAGAAGAAGTAGGATTGATACTACCTTTAAGATAAGATACCTTAGTCGTTCTTACTAGTCCACTTGTATAGGATGATTTTGATCCAATGGCAGTGGACCAGCCTTTTATATAGGCGGTCTTACTAGCAGTTATATTGATACTACCTCTCAAATAGCCAACACCATATCCACGCTCAATCTTCTGTGGATTTCCGGTATGTTTGAACTTTATCTGAGTAATAACCGTTTGTGCCATTACGCTATACTCATTATAGTAACTCTAATGGTTAGACTGTTCCAAGCATCTATAATTGAATCTACTTCTTGATTAGTTAACTTAAACGAATAACCAGTAATAGTTTCGGTCAATACCTGGGTTCTACTCATAATAACTACAGTACTTAGACGAAGCTCAATCTTTACTGTAATCGTGCCTTCAAATCCAGAGCCTCTAAATTCAATATAGTGATCGCCAGTTGGAACCCATCCAGCTGTAAACGTAGAACAGGCAATCTCGAAGTAGTCATTTACTTGTGTATTTGTCTTGATAGCATAATCTGTATCATTAGCCTCATCTACTTCATCAATAGAAGCATAAAGTACAGATCCACTTACTTCATTTACCCAACCCCCAACCGTAACATCCGAGGCTGGTGGTTGTTGTGCTCCTTGCCCTAATAGATAGATTGATTTAGAGCTATTAGCATTTAGCTTACCTCTAAGAAATACTAAGTGGTTTGTAGTAATATTGGCAATACCACGTAAGTAAGCTGGTGGACAAGACGAAAGAGTATACAATATGGTATCATCGTAAGTTACTGCAACCCATTCTATTTCAGGATTACATCCTCCTTTAAGATAAGCAGATTTATTGTTATCAGTAAAAGTAACATTTATCTTTACATAATATAGGTTATTCCAATAATCATTTGCGAATAGGACACCGAAGGTATTGCCAGCATAATGATGATATGGATTGTATTCTATGATTGGAAATGTTATACCTACAGCCCCACCTGTATAAAAGATTATTGGCTGAATAATTCCTCTACCAGGAATTTCGCATCTAAACACACCATATTGTGTATTATCTACTTTATAGTTCCATACTGTAATTAAATAGCCAGTAATAGGGTGACATACAATGCTTGATTTCCAGCCAAGATCTTCCATGTTCCACTGGTCTATATCAATTGCTGCATCATTAATATATAGATCAGTCCATATATTATAAGAGGTTGTATTTTGACCATGAAGAGCTTTTGTGCTACTACTATAATAAGCCATTGAGTTCCAAGGAAATCCTTCTCCTTGGTTCGTATAGTTTGTTTGTGTTCCCCAGGTACCATTTGTACGAGTATTTCTATAGTAGTTTCCAAGACTTC